ACTGTCGGTGTTAACTGAAACAGATGATGTTATCTTTGAGGGTGATGTAGAGCTGTTAGAGGAAGACGAGGATGACTTTGAGCCGAGCTTTTAAATATACTCTATAAGACTGTATAGGAAAGTTTCGGTAGAAAAATCTGAGAGGCTTACGCTATATACGCGTGCGTTAATTACCCCCGCATACCCGTAAGTTTTTTATAGGGGAGGGGGCAGTGATTCGCATAATACACATTATGTCTAATTAGTCTTTACGTAAACCTCTGATAGACATCAATTTACACTATCGCAACCAACTTGCATCTTCAACGACTGTTATTTTTTCGCAAATCAACAGAGATTACCTAGCTTTTGCGTCACTGATCAGGAGCTTCTAAACGCTGTTAATCGCAATCTTCTTGCATCTGGTCTTGTGTATTCTTTTCGCTTTCAAAGTTCTAAGTTCAAAAATAAATGAACTAAATGAACAGATTGAAACTTCACTTGATTGATGATTAGTCGAACTTATAACAACTATTAGAATTATAAGTAATTCACTTAGGTTTGCATTTTGTTATCGATGTTTAATCAAATCAGGACTAAAGGGACAATATCGCTGGCAATTCCGCTAGCGTAGAAACAAAAAGCAAAATGACAGATATATTAAACCTCGAAGCTCTCTCAACAGAGGCATACTTAAAACTTCTCAGACTCGACAAGGAATTAGTCAGGACTCCAGATTACATTGGTCTTGCTTATTTCTGGCATCATGATTTCAGACATTATCTCAGAGATGCGAGCTACGCCAAACGGAGAAAGATTCACAACCAATGGTTAAAACATGGTCTTGACTTCGATAAACCTTGCGATACAGCTTGGAACATCGTCCGAAAAATCACAGGACTTAACTAATCAACTATCAATCAAACACTAGAAAACAAAATACAAATCATGAGCTATACTATCAAAAAACACGCTTCCATCCTTCAAGCTATCTTTCCTGATGCCAGAGAAGATTTTATTTCTGATCTATACGCATTAGAAAAGCGAGTTTGTTCTATCAATACTGACTACTGCAACGGTGCTATTGATTACGAAGATTACTTGCTAGAACATAATCAGTTTGAACAAGAACTTGAAGAAATCTTACAGCCTAACGATTCAAGTTTGTTATATGTGAACGGTGATCCCAGAGGATACGGTTTGAAGATACAATCTGAAGAACGCAACCGTTTGTATGAGGAACAAGGTATCAATATCTATTCAGACTGGGGTGGGTACGGTATCCTTGCTCCTGAAGAACTGGAAAGTGAGGTTGTAGCATAATGAACAAGAATTGTTTTCACACTATACCTTATCGGGGCGGTTTCATCCACATTTGTTACAACAGCGTAACGCATACTGAAGAAATCAAAGTAAGTTATAACTCACACGCTTTTCCTGATCTATGTAATACTTTAATCGGTGCAAAGCGTAAACTCACACGAATCTCCAAAAATCCTTTATTCAACTAATACCATGAAAGTTACCATCGATAAAGACCGCCTTATTAACCTTGATGACTGTCAAATGCCAAAAGCTTCACAGCGATTAGAAAATTGTTTCATAGGGTGCTGCATCGTTGCAAGTGCTGCTGCGTCTTGGCTGTGCCTTCTTTGGCTTGTTGTGTCATGAACCATTCTTACATCGTATTAGATAAAGCTACGGATAAAGCCGTCACTGAGCTATTCAGCAAAGCCTTAGCCGATAGAGTAAACACTAAGAAATATTATGTTATGACTGCATACGGCTACTTGTGCCGATTGAATAAACAAATAAAAGAACATCAATGAGCGTTTCATTTATCTACCAGAACATGACTTTCTACTATCGGATCGATTCTCACAGCTCCTCTATGCCATTTATAGCGTGGGGGTGTCGTCAGTTGCCGATCAGTGGAACTAACATAGCATCCAAGGAACAAATGATGGAAGACATCAAAGACAAACTCAAACAATACTATCGAAATAGACCGACTAATACCTGTGATGTTTGCGATAAAAGCTTGCAAGGGCGAGAGAACGAAGGCACAAGATGTATCGATCATGATTTTGAATAACACTAACCCTGCTGACTTATCCACGCTTGACGATATATCTATCCAGACTTTGATCGATCATTACTTACGTGTCCGTGAAAAACTACCTGACAACTTAACTGTCCGTGATCGATTGATTGAACTGCAAGACGAATTGTTGTCCAGGCAACCGAGCACGATTGAAGGAATGATCCGACAAACAACCGACAACCCAATACAATGATGACAATGCTAGGCTTTGGCTGTTTCCTGATCTGTGGATTACTGCTCTTTGCCTGGGCTTATGATATGCTATGAAAGAACTAACGAGTGTTAATCGGGCGAAGCAAGTTAACACGATGCAATCGCCTGCGATTCACATACTTGACCCAATAGACATGACCGAGGAACTGATGTTCCACATGTTTAACAACGATATGAACCGAGAGCTTGACGGAAGATGGCTTGACCTTTACCTGTCCTTACAGCTTTATAAAGAACACTTGGAGAAACTGGAGGAGGAATGAGAGGAGTTAACTACGACAACTGGCTTAACCGATACAACCCATACGATGATGAACTTGACGAAGAACTTGAAGAACACCTTGAAAACTTACGGGCGATGGATTATGAGGACGATCAAAAGGACTACTGCGAAGCGTACAAACTCTCCTTCTACGAGATCGAACACCACCTCAAGCACTGACCTGTTCTGGGAAGCTGAAGCGGACATACTTAGACAGGAGTTAATAGACCGAGATGTTCAGTGAGAATCATATAGTTCAGGGGTGTGCTCGCCACGATCTAGACTACAGTTCAATCGATCACAAAGCTATCAACGATGGGTTCCAACAGTTCTGGATGATGACAGAGATTTACGGGTTCGAACGGAACAAAGACGGTACATACAAGCGGGATGAGGACGGGCGATTGATTGCTATTCGTTCTAACCGTCCGAGGATGAAGCCAAAAGGAAACTTTGATTGGTTTGAGAACTTATGAGTGAACGGGGTCATGTGTGGCGGATGCGTGAGTGGGGACGGGCACAATATCGTAACCGACAAGCAAAGCTACGAGCAGAAGGAGAATGTAGTAAAACGGATGCTAGTAAGCGGATGTTACGGGTCATGGCTCCGAAGCTTGGTAAGAAGGTAGAGGATTTCATGTACACATTCGGAGGTAATACTGAACACACTACACCGCTGTTCCTTACCTTCATTTTAGATATGTGTCCGTACCAGGTAGCAGCGTCAGCGTTGCAGACATTCCTTGATCACCTCCAATACAACTTACCTGTTGGTAGGATGGCGTACAAGATAGGCAAAGCATTTGAGAACCAAGCGAGGTGGGACAAAGCACTAGAGACCATGCATCCGAACAAGCTTGATCTGTTAGCGTTGGATGACCGGTCAAAGGCAATGAAGCTGAAGCAGTTCTATGACTATGAGGAAGAGCGGTTCACGCTGTGGGACAGTAAGTGTAAGACAGCTCTTGGTGCTTGGTTGTTGGAAGAGATACGATTGGAGACAGGGTTGTGGGAGATTGGATTTAATACAGGCGGACAGAAGGGGCACAAACCGGAACGCATTGTCTTACCTACCGCACAATTTAAAGATTGGATACAGAGGTTTGATGCGTGGAAGGAGACGACTCGTGTCTTTAAGATGGCATTACCTGACCGTCCTGTTGATTGGTACGGATTAGTGGGTGGTGGGTACAGCGTCAAGCACATGCCTCCACAAAAGTTTATCACTGGTAAACCTGTTGAGTGGTTTGAGGATTACGAGAAGAGCTATCACCACGCATTTGCTGCTTGTAACAAGTTGCAACAGGTAGAGTGGCAGATTAATACGGATATGTTAGACATTGTGCTTAGGTGTTGGGAACTTGAGCGGGTGGTTGGAAACATTCCTAACTTTGGTACGATACCAGAGCAACCGAGGTATACGGGTGATTGTCCGCACGAGCTACGAGCTTGGAAGTTAAAGCAAAAAGATATTAAACAAGCTAACGATGCTAACAACAGCAAGCGGTATCAGACCTGTAGGATTTTACACCTAGCTAAGATATATAAGACTTGGGACAAGCTGTACTTTCCGTATCGTTGTGATTACCGGGGCAGAGTGTACGCTATTCCGTACTACTTACACCCACAGGGATCAGATTTAGCTAAGAGTTTGTTGGACTTTAAGAACGGTCAGCAAGTGGTGGATGAAGAGGACTTAGAAGCGGTACTTGTACACGGTGCTAACATGTGGGGAGTGAAGGGTACACGAGAGGAGAGACTGGAGTGGATAGGTAAGAGACAGAACTTTATCCTTGAAGCAGCGAATGATCCACACGGTACTGATTGGTGGACAGATGCAAGTGATCCGTTTTGTTTCCTGAGATTCTGTTTAGAGTTTAAGAAGTACATGGAGGAGGGACACGGATATGTCAGCTACTTACCTGTGCGTCAGGACTGTTCCAATAATGGTATGCAGATACTATCGTTGTTATTACGGGATAAGGACACGGGTAGGATGTGCAACCTGGTGGAAGAAGACCAAGCGAATGATATGTACACAGAGTTCAGTGATATGGTGTACGATGAGCTGAGGAAGGACGGAGGTACACTAGCACAGAGTTGGATGCAGTATGGATTCTCTCGTAAGTTAGCTAAGTTAGCAGTAATGAACAGACCATACGGTGCTACCCACTACAATCTTGTACAGGATTTATTTAAAAGCATAGGAGTTAACCATCCGTGGACAAGTACTGGAGAGATGCTTACCTCTGTGATATGGGTGAGTAAGATTGTTAACCGATTAGCTAACCAAGTATGTCGTCCAGTAAATAAAGTAATGAACTTTTTAAGAGAGAGTGTACGAGCTTTAGGTTACGATTCCGCTGTTACTTGGACAACGCCTACTGGATTTAAAGTAGTACAAAGCTACCGTAAGTATAAGAAGGTAGAGGTACAATCTGTCTTTCAGAACTTATCTATGAGTATCACAGCTGATGAATTAGATAATAAGATTGATCCGAAGGGACAAGGCAACGCAGTGACTGCTAACTTTATCCACAGTCTGGACGCTTGTATCGTTCATCAAGTAGCTAATGAGGTTGACTTTGACTTAGCTACTATTCATGACTGCTTTGTGACACACGCTTGTAATGTACGAAAATGTAATACGATTGTACGACAAATGTACCAAAGGACTTTTTCTGTTGATCTCCTGACCGAGTTCAGAATGGAGCAAATCAACAACAATCCGACCGCAGAACTTCCATCCGTGCCTGAACTTGGAGACCTAGATGTCTCGGCAGTAAAGCGTATGAAGTATCTGTTGTCTTAACACCGATAATAAATAATAGATATGGCACTGAAAGCTAGAAAGAAACACGAGATTATTAAAGCTAAAGGGGTGGCTAAGTACTGTCACCTTAACGAACCAAACAAAAAGTTTGAACCGGAGTTTGGTGTGTACAGCTGTGATCTCATCATTGATAAAGAACAAGCAGACGCTATCAAACAGAAGCTTCGTCCGTTGTACGAGGAAGAGCTGAGAGAAACACAGGAAGCTAATCCCGGTAAAGGAATCACACAGCGTGAGTTCCCGATTGATGAAGTGGATGGTGGATACCTGATTAAAGTAAAGATGAAAGCTGGTGGACGCAGACGAGATGGCAGTGAGTATCACATGTCAATTGCTCTGTATGATTCAGCTGGTAAACATCTTGATCCGGAAGTAAAAGTATGGGGAGGAAGCGAAGTTAATGTAGCGTTCCGTCCTAAGTTCTACTACACAGCAGCTGTTGGGTTTGGGGTGACCTTTGAGTTGCAAGCAGTACAAGTCCTTAAACTTGGGGAAGGTGGAGTATCCAGCATCGCAGCATCTGCGTTTGGATTCACTACTGAAGAAGAAGGATTTGTTAATGGCGGTGAGAACTTAGAGGGTGGATTCGATGCGGAAGAAACGGAAGAAGAGGTCATCGCCAACTTCTAAGTACCGGTCTGGATTCGAACAAACCTTAGCTAACCAGCTACAGCGATGTGGTGTTGCTTTTGAGTACGAAACAGTAAAGTTAGAGTATCAAAAGGTTGCTACCTACACTCCAGATTTCATATTACCTAACGGCATCATCATTGAAGCTAAAGGTGTGTGGACGGTGGACGATAGGAAGAAGCATCTACTAGTACGAGAACAACATCCACACCTAGACATCCGTCTCGTATTTATGAATGCTTCTAACAAGATACGGAAAGGAAGTGACACCACATACGCTCGTTGGTGCGAAAAGAAAAACATAATATATGCAAATAAAACTATACCAAAATCATGGCTTTCACCAACACACACCAACCCTGCCCTAAGTGCGGATCAAG